ACCGCGTTATCCGTAACGACCAGTTCGGTACCGCCGACTTTGATTGTCACCGTCCCGCTGGGCAGGTTGATCGTGTAGCTCTTGGCCTGCCAGTCGTAAATCAGCGACCCGCCATCATCAAACCGCCAAACCTCGACGTGATCGCGGTTGTCCGGCCGCTCGCCGGCATCGCCGTACAGCCCCGGGACAAACGTCCCGATGCCGGCCTGACCGCTGGGATTGAACAAAACCCCCTGCTCGCCCAGGCTCGGCGATCGCCAGTGCCGCGCCTTGCCGGCCGCGAGGCTGTGCCAGCGCACCCAGGCGCTCGTCCACTCGCCATTCGATACCCGAACCGCACCGGCCGCCAGATCAACCCCCACCACCGCGCAAGGCATCAGCATGGCCGCGATCATGCGGTCATGCTCGCCACTTGGGTAACTCACGGCAGATCCTCCGGCGGGAAAAACTCCGGTGCCTTGTCAGCGTTGAAACCGAACATCAGCGAACCCGGCGGCTCGTCCGGCCAATTCCATTCAAGTTCGCCGACCTCAAAGGCCTGCGTCCACTGCACCGACCACATGACAAACTGCTGAAGGTCTGGCATCGGCGCTTCGGGCTGGGCGTGGATGTTCTCCGGCGGGCCGGTGATGAAGTCCAACCCCCAATACTGGTAACTCAGTATCGAGGTCATTTGCGCCGCCAGAATGGACGCTTGCAGCGAGGCCTTTTTACGCGTTGCGTCGACCAGAATGCACGACTCAAAACGACCGATCAGCGCCGTTTTCCCTTCGCCGCGATCGGTGCCCAGGGTCATGTCCGTCACCCCGAAAAGCAGTGCCGGCGTTTCCACCAAAGAACCCAGCTCAGGGAAGTGCTCGACGTGCAGGAACCGAGGCATGGCCGCTGCGATCGTGCGGGTCATAGCCTCATGTAATGTCGTCAGCTCGCTCATTGCCCGTACTCAACACTAGATCGGTCATGCCGGACCCGTCAGGCTTCACGCGGCTGACTTTGTAGCGGCCGCCGCCCAAATGGACCGGCAATTCGATGGTAAGAAAGTCGCCCTTTTCGACACCCACAACGTCAACCGATCGGGCATTCAGGTTCGGCTCAAACACTTCATCAGCGTTGATCGCCGCGCCCAAGCGCGCAGATCCTGCCTTGCCGCCGCCAATCTCGGCGCCGACAAAGGGCGACGTGAAGTCGCCGTAGACGGTGCGTCCGTCGTCGAAAACGGCCTTGTCGCCGAGACGCGCCACCAGCAGCGCGTCACAGCGATCACTCAAGGCCCGGAAACGATCGAGCGGCATTACTGCACAATCAGCACGTCGGCAAAACCGCCGACGGCATCAGACTGCATCTTGCCGAACGGGAACGAGTCGGCCACCGCAGGCAGTACCAGGGCGCCGTCCTTCACGTTGGCTTTCATGCCGGCTTTCAGCGCCGCATCCGCCGGCACCTTCCAGGTGCCACTCAGGCGGTAAACGATGATCGTGCCCTTGGGGCCGGAACTCAGCGGGATCACCGCCAGATCGTTAATCACCTGCGGAATGCCGGCGACAGATCCACCGGTGGGTGCCGGCAGCGTAACGGTTTCACCACTGCTTACATGATTCGTGGCCATGGCCAATTTCTCCTATCCAGAAACAACAAACCCCGCACTAGGCGGGGCTTTTGGGGTGGGTGACGCCTTAGGCGCCGGCGGACTTGTTCAGGCCGCGCGCATCGAGCGCAGAGACACCGGCGTCGATACGCACCTTGGTAGCGATACCGTCGCTGGTGAAGCCTTCCATCTGGTCGATGTATGGAACGTCTACGCCGTCCAGATAGGCCACTTCGATCGTGTCGCTGCCCTGCTTCGCCGCCAGATACCACGCGGTAGACGAATCATCGTCCAGACGCGGCTCGCCGATTACCTGGGCGAAATTCTGGATCGGGTTGACCACGCCGGCGTTGACTTGCGCGGTCGGTACCGACGTCGAGCGGATCAATTGGTTGGCCTGATCTTCCAGGGCGACCGGGCACAGCAGGTAAGCGGGACGCACGTTCAACGTGCGGGTCTTCTCGCCCTCTTTGCTTGGTTTGCCCTTCTGCAACGCCATGGCGGTCTTGGCCGCGCTCATGGCCGCGATCGACAGCGCCGAACCGGCACCGGTGAACAGGTTTTTACGCGAGGCGTCGAACAGCGGTTTGCCGTCCTTCATCTTGCCGTTGTTGATCAGAGTGTCGTACACCAGATCGCCGATCGTTGCGCGAGCGGCCGCACCCATCAGGCGTGGAATCGCGCTCAGGGCGTCGAGGTCGTCATTGATGATCGCCTGACGGTTGATGCTGAAGATTTCGCCGTAGGTGGCCAGACGGATCGTCTCGCCGGTGTCGCCGAGGGTGATGTACTTGTATTCAGCACCTGGGCGAACTTCACGCAGGGTCGACATCTGGCCGAGGCCTACACGGTTGGCCACCTTAAAGTCGCTCAAGCGGCCTTGACGGGTCCACAAGTGATAGGTTTCGGCGGCATCTTCCCAGCCAGCCAACAGCGAGCGATGCGAGGCATCGAGCAGGATGTTGCCGAAGTCGCTGGCATCGTGAGTAAACGCCAGACCCACCATGTCCATCGGGCGCAGCGACGCAACACCAATGCCGCGATCGGCCAAGGATGCGCGAGCCAGCTCACGCAAGGTCATGTGGTTGTAAGCGTTGTCCGCCTGGTTGGCTTCGATGCCGAGGCGACCGAGCAACGACGCCTGCACCGAATCGCCTACCAGATTGCCGTTGCCGACGTAGCCCGGGTGACGAGTGGCAGCGGTCGGAGTAGTGCCCGCACCCATGGCGGCGAGCAGTTGCTCGCGCGCCTGTGCGACGGTGCAATTGACGTCATCCTGGCAGGTGCGCAGCAATTGCGCATGAGCGTCGCCAAACGCGCCGAAGGCCGCCACGATACCGCTACGACGTGCCACTTCATCCGCCAAGGCCTGAGCGCGGATCTGGTCGGCCGTCAGGCTCGCGGACACTGGAGCCGGCGCTGGAGCGGGTGCCGGGGCCGGAGCCGGAGCGGGTGCTGGAGTCGGGGCAGGCGCTGGAGCAGAGCCGCGCGGATCCATCAAGTTGTGCATTGTTTGAGGCATGCTGGTGTATTCCTCCAGGCGTTTCGAATTGAGTTGTGCGGCGGCCTTGATAGGCTCTAACACCTGATCCGCGAAGCCGGCCGCCACCGCTTCGTTTCCGTCCATCCACGTCGTCACCTTGAGCAGCGCCGCGATTTCCTCGGTAGATTTGCCCGTCTTGCGCGCGTACGCCTGCAACATCGTGGCTTCGACCTTGTCGAGCAAATCGGCGTATTCGCGCATGCCATCGGCATCACCGATCTGGCCACCCCATGGCTTGTGGATCATCATCATGGAATTGGCCGGCATGTAGATCACATCGCCCGCCATCGCGACCACGCTGGCCATCGAAGCGGCCATACCGTCGATGTACACCTCTACACGGGCCGAATGGCCGCGCAGAATGTTGTACATGGCCGTACCGTCCATCACGTCACCGCCGCCGGAATGAATCCGCAGGTTGATCTGTGACACGTCACCGAGCGCTGCCAGATCGCGTGCGAACTGGCGAGCCGAGATTCCCCAGGCACCGATATCGTCGTAGAGCATGACTTCCGCCACACCTCGCGACGCGGCGCGAATGGAATACCAGCTTTCCTCCGGCTTATTCGTCGGGCTTATCGACGCCCGTGGCCGCATCAGCGGCCCGTTGTTTTTCGTCATCATTGGGCTGATTCTTCCCGTAGATTTGGTGGTAGTAGTCCGAGCTGAATACCAGCCCGTTCTCGCGGTTCGCGGCGACTTCCGCCGTGCGCGACGCCTTGAGTTCTGAAGGGTTGCGCTGCCGCGATCGGGCCACCTCGGCCTCGTCGGCAAAACCGGCCTCGACGAGAATTTTCCACGCCGTTGCCTCATGCACCGGATTGATCCAGGGCATCACCGGGCCTTGATAGAACGCCCCATAAATCGTTCGTGGATCGACGTCCGCAGGAACGACCAATTGCCCGCTCAGGATCGCCATTTCGAGCCATTTGCGATAAACCGGGCGGCACCAGTAGTCGATAAATTCGTGCTGCAGCAGGTCGTAACCCAGCTGGCCCTCGACCAGCTCCTGACGCTGCGCCGAATAGGTGCCGTCATAACTGCGCGCGACACTGGAAAAGGTGCCGCGCGTACCCGCCGCGACGGCCTTGAGCTGGCCATTGCGGAAACCTTCAAGGAAGGGATTCGGGCGGTTGCTTTCGATCATCCCGACGTCTTCGCCGGGCAGCAGCGTGTCGATCACGATGCCCGGCGCGATCGGAAAGGTTCGCTCCGGGCGCGCCTGCCCTTCAGTCGGCGGGATGTAATCGTCAGGAAGCCCCTTCTTGATGTACATGGCCAACGCCGCACTGATCCGCGCCGCGACCCGCTCGCTTTCCTCGTAATCCTTGATATCCGCCAAGCGGATCAACACCGCGTGCAACAGCGGCTGACCACGGTTCTGGCCAATGCGCTTACGGTGCGCAATGTGAATCATCTGCTCAGCCGGTACGCGCTTGGTGTTCTGCGCAAAGATGCCGCGCTGATCCCCGGGATGGCCCTTAAACAGGTGATAAGCCCGCTTGCGGCGCCATGCGTTGCGCTCGATGCCCTGGACGATGCCCTTGGAAAGATCGGTGTACTCGATCGGCAGGTAATCCGGCTCCAGCAGCTCAAGCGCAAACGGCACGCCGTGCAGGTGGTCGTAGCCGGGCACCTTGCCCATCAGCATTTGCGCCAAGCCCTCGCCGTCACGCAGCCAAGTGCGGCACATGAGCCGTTCCATTTGCGGACGGGTCAGCTCCCCGGACGTCTCAGGCTTGAGCGACCATTCCCCCCACAGCGCCTTAACCGCCGCCGCAAATGCAGCGTGGATCGCGCCGTCATACCCCAGTGGGATCGGCTCAACAGCGATACCCGGGCCGCCCACTACCCTCTCTTCCAGACGATCAAAAAGCCCCGTGACAATGTCGTGGTCTTCGTCCAGCTTGCGGCACTGCTCACGCAACGATTTCAGCGTTTTGTTCAGCGACGCATCTGCGCTTTTGGCTTGCTTCTTGGCCTTGTGCGTGCGTGTCACCGTGGCGGCTTCGAACGCCATGATCACGTTACGCGCCCGCAGCCGTTCAGCGACAACACCCGGAAACAGCGGCGCAAGGGCCTTGTCCAGCAGGTTCATTCAAACGACGCCAGAGAAAAGCCCGGACGCCCTCCGCGCTGCACCTGGGCCACGCGCCGCTCCCACTCCATCCGGCCTTGCCTGATTTGAGGCAGATCCGCCATCACGACGCGCCGCCCGTTGAACTGCACGTCTTTGCCGGCCAGCACGTCCGCCTCGGCTTGCATGTACTTATCAAGCATGTCTTGAGGTGTTAACGCAGCCATGCGCTCGCTCCTGTATCAATCCAGCCGCCGGCGGCAGGCTGGTGGTCTGGTTGAGGTTGGATCGGGGCCGGTGCTGGCTCAGGCTCCGGCTCGGGGGCCGGCGCGTGTGGCTCGTCAACGTCGATCGATTCGTCTGGCTCGTCCTGCTCGTCTGGTTCGTCGTGCTCGTCACTCGCTGCCGAGTTCTGACGCGCCAGATACTCCAGATCGAGGCCGAATTTCTCCTGACTGATCCGTAACGCCGCCAAGGCGTACACAAAGCAGTCGAGCGCCTCGTTACGCTTCTTGCTGGCATCCCAGCGAAGCACGCGGCGCCCTCGGGCCATGATCCATTTCTTGTGTTCACTGGTGAGCTGCTTAAGCTCGTCGCCGTCGCAGATCTGGTCGTCGGCAGGAAAATGCACCAGACCCGGCACCGGACGATTGCCGTCCGGCTGTAGCTTGAGGCGGTTGTAGATCACTTCCTTGGCGTTGTCGGTGCCGACTTCCGTGAGGTAGGTTTTCGACTTCTTTTCCTTGCGACGCGGAAAGCTCGCGATCGGCTTGCCGTAGGTGCTGGCCCCGAAAATCGGGATCACCCAGTGCACGCCATGTTTGCGACTTTCGGCGCGCACAGAATCCGAGTGGTGGCCGCCGGAGTCCCAGCACCAGCGCTCCACCCGCATGATCGCGCCGTCTGCTCGGGTGTACATGCGATTGAGTTCGCGCCCGACTTTGCGCTTTAGAACGGCGCTATCCGGGTCGCCGTAAAGAATCTTACGGTCGATCAACCATGCCTCTTCACCAGCACCCCAGCCCCATACACGCAGCTCATATCGGTCGTCTTGGGTGTCGATCGAGCCAGTCAGCACGACCACGCGCGGCGGCACCTGGGCGGCGTAAACCTCACGCCGAGCGTGCAGCAGCTCCCAGTCGACTTTCTCGGTCTGGTCTTCTTCCCATGTCTCGCCCAACGTGGTGTTGGTAAACGTCTTGAGCTTGCCCCGGTCCTTACCGGCCTTGACCCGCTCGTCTGCGATCTTCACCCACGTCGTAAACGTTGAATACACGGTCCAGATATGGAACGTGAGGCGGCGCGGCGTGCGCATCGGCGCATCATCAGCACCAAACCACTCCATGCTGTCGCGCGTCCAAATACCGGTTTTCTCGCAGATGTACCGGCCGGACTTCGACGCCTTGATCATGTCGTGGTGTTCAAACGTGCAGCCGTTGCCGGATTCGCACAAATACCAGGCGCTGACGACTTCGCCGCGTTCATCCTTCAGCCACTTGATGCCGTACGGTTCATCCGGGCCGCC